CCTTTTTTATATATTCTTGCATAAGTATAAGCTGGATATAATTTTAATCCTGTAGCTTTTTCCATAGCTGGTTGGCATTTTAATAATAAAGTTTCCATAGCCATATTTGCATATTGAGAATATGTATTTGGAATTTGCTCATTATCATTTTCATAATGACCTATAATATTTTCAAACGGAGATATATATCTCTGTGCTCTACACGTATCATAAACTTGTTTCTGCATTAAAAAATAATTTGCAACAAAACCTGCTAGGTCTTTTGATATTGCTTGCCGAATAACTGTATATTTTTTCTTTTTAAACATCTTTAGCCATCTCTTTTGGTATGGCTTGTATGTTCCAATGTATAAATCTAAAAGGCTCAAGTCCAAAGTCTACTGAATATTCGTGCTCTAAAAATCCTGGAAAGATAATTAATGTACCAGGTTTAGGTCTAAAGTTTATAAGTTCTTCACCTGGCCACACACCTTTTCTACCTTCTTTCATTTTTAATTTTGTAGCTCTAGCCCCGGTTCTCGGTTCGTGAAATACTGGGTAAGATGTTTTATCACTACACTTTAAAAAATAAAATCCTGATACGTGTTGATTCCAATGTATGTGTGCTGAATGATGACCACCACCTTTTTTAGCAAACTCTTGTACCCACATTTCACTAAACATAGTTGAGTATAATGACATATCAAAACCTTGGTGATCTAAATATTCCCAAGACTTTTGACCAATATAATTTCTAAAATCTAAAAAGTCATTGTCTTTTGTTAATGGTGTTGAATGATAGCTTGTACCAAAATCACCGTGTTCTTTTATTCTTTTCTTTTCTCTATTTCTTGCTTCTTTAATATATTTGTTAGAAGCCTTGTTTAAAGATTTTACAAACTCTGGTTTTTGTTCTGACCAAACGGTCGTGTTAAAGTAATTATTTATGTACATTTTTTAATATTGAAAACAAACTTGGTTTTTTTTTAACAAGTTGTTCACATAACTCCTTTCTTTCATTTAAATTATTAATACATTCTTTAAATTCTTTTTCAAGTGTTTCTTCATTAAACCCTCCGTGTTTAATTAAAGCTGTTTTATTTGTAGGTGCCCAATGCATACCGGCAGCTATACAATGTAAACCTGCAAAACTAGGATATTTAAAATTGTAGGTTCTATCATATACAGCTTCTTTAAAACCAGAAAAAGCTCTGTGCTCTAAGTTTATAAAAGTATTGTCCCAAGTTTTATTTAAACAATTTTTCCAATACTCGGTATCATCTCTATGAGACAAGGCGTAGTGTAATCCCACAAATTCAGAAAATTCTTTAAACATATGCTTACATTGAAAATTAAAATTATCTCTATCCCATTGTGATATTTTATCTCTTTGTAAATTTAAAACTAATTTAGTTAAAAACTCGTGAACAGTGTATAGACCATTACTTTCTAATGGTTCTATAAAACCAGCAGACAAACCAATAGCAACTACATTTTTAACCCATAGTCTGTTGTGTATTCCAACTCTCATTTTTATGTTTTTAAATTCTAGATCTTCTTGACCTAAGTGTTTTTTAAATTCTTTTAATGCTGTTTCATCATCTACAAATTTACTGGAGTATACATAACCAGTACCTATTCTTGACCACAAAGGTATATTCCAAACCCAACCATTTTCAATGGCTGTGCAATTCGTATAAGGAACTAATTCTTTTTCTTTATCTTTATATTTAATTCTTGTAGCCCAAGCAGAATCATTTGGTAACATATCAGAGTAAGACTCAAAAGGTTCTTTTAAAGTTTTATCTAACAATAAAGATTTAAATCCTGTGCAGTCTATATATAAATCCGCTTTATATTTGTTATTTAAAGATGTAATTCCATTTTCATCTTGTTCTATAGAAACCACATCATCAACTATATGTTTTATTTTTTTACAATAATTATTTTTTAACCAAAGACCAAACTTTGTTGCATCAAAATGATAAGCTCTTTGCACTTCGTTTATGTCAAATTTGTTTTGATTAACATACGCCATTTGCAATGGGTATATACAATCAGCATAATCAGAATATGGGGTTTTTGGGTGTAACATTTTTTTAAACCACCAGTCATTTGTGTCAGATCTGGTTTGTGCTAAAGCAGGTCTTCCAAATGGATAATAAAAAGCCTCTCCTTTTTTATAAAAGTCTGTAAATTTTATGCTTAACTTATAAATACCATCTACGTGTTTTATAAAATCTTTATCTTCTATTTTAAGTAATCTCATCCAATCTGTAATCTGCCCCAAAGTGCTTTCGCCTACTCCCACTGTCGATATGTTTTTAGATTCTATTAATGATATTTTATAATTGGGAAATTGAGATTCTAGGGTAGCTGCTGTCATCCAGCCTGCACTTCCACCACCTACAATTAATATTTTCATTTAAAAGGATATCCTAAATGCCATACCACAAGACTATATCTTGTGCCTGATGTTACTGGTTTAACTCTGTGCCAAACAAAAGAAGGAAATACAATAATAGATCCTTTGGGTAATATTTCTTTACATTGTATTCTATGCTTTGAGTCATCTCGCATATGTGGATCATAGTTTCTAAAATCAAATTCTAATTCACCACCTGTGTATTCTGAACCATCTGTTAATTGACAGGTCATAGATAGTTTTCGAATTTTACCATTGTCAGGATCATCTTTGTTTTTTCTATCATAAGGTTTATCCCAACTATCAGAGTGCCAATCGTAATATTGATTGTGTTTATATTTTGTAAACTGACAAGACTCAGATCTTTCCCAATCAAAATTCCAACCAGCATTTCTATTTGCTTCGTGCACATAAGGATGTAATTCTTTATATATCCAAGTATCATTAAGCCATACTAAATCAGAGTTTCTTTTTCTTTTTAAATCTAATACTTCTTCTTTTTTTAATTTTCTATCTCCATAGCCACCAGTTCTAGCCATAACTTCTTCTTGTGAATTTGCATAAGCTATTACATCATCACAAAATTTTGGTGTAAGTACACCACTAAAAGCCCAATAATAATTAGATATATTCATAAGTTATTGTTTGCACAAAGTTTAATGAATCTTTGTGATTGTTAGTTAGGTAATACATATTAGTAGATGGAAACATTATGAATTGATTATTTTTTAATGGTATATCCCAACTTCTTCCTTTACGTCTGTTATCTTCATAGTGTATTCGAACATTACAATCTTTAACTTTGACACCATATAATAATGTAAAGTCTGGAGAGTTACGTAGATCCACTGGATCAATATTTAATAAAGGAATAGTTGTTTCCGCAGGTTTATAGATATTTCCCCACGTTTCTTTGTTAATTAAATTAAACTTATATTTGAGATTAACGTGATCTCGCATATATGTGTTTAACATATCCCAAGTTCTTGAGAATGGAAATTTTTTATTATTAATGTTTGAGGATAAAATGTCTGATTGAAGTTTATCTCGGTCAATGTCCCAATCTTTAGGCATATCAACATCGCCGTAATATAACGCTTGTTCTGTTAATACTTTCTTTTGCATACCTACTCCTTTTATAAAGGATGATAGTATAATGTCAATATGATTTAAAAGATTTGATCTAGATCAATTATGCTAATTCGTCTGTCAAGTCCCAAGTTGTATTAGCTTCATTCCAAACATAACTCCATTTGTGAGTACCAGCTGTATTTTGTGAGTCTTGTTCTGCAGTTAATGCAGGAGCATCACCGATCGGTGAATGCCATTGAGCATCGGATGTGTCTTTTACCCAAGATGCATATGGTTTTTTAGGCCAAAAGATATTGTTATCTTCATCCCATTCAAAACCTATACCTGCGTAATTTCCTCTTAAAGGTGTTCCGCCATCTTTATGTGTATTACCTGCTGTATTGTAAGATGTTTGAATCCACATTTGTGCAGGCCAATTATTATGTTGTTCTAAATATTGTTGACCTACTGTTTCATCTTCAACACCATCAGCGTTAAGCATATCAGAATTATTCAAAGTTAATACTTGAATAACTTTTCCGTTTGATCCTAGTTTTGCAAAATGTGCCATAATGTTTCTCCTTATATATTAAAATTAATTGTTAAACAATACATAAATATTATTGATATTTGTATCTAATCATTACTATTCCTGAACCACCATTTCCTATTAATTGTGTAGGGGAACTTGATGGACCACAATAGGTGCTTTCTCCTGCCGCACCCGAACCTCCACCTGTATTAACTGTTGCGTGACATCCTCCAACCGCACCTGCTTTTCCTGCTGTTCCACCACCACCGTCAGGCGCTGCTCCTCCTGTGCCTGCTTCTCCGCCTGCACCACCACCACCTGCAAAATATCTTGTATTAGAAACTGGACCAGGTGTTCCATAACTAGGTGCTGTTGGACCAATAAATCCATTGGGAACATAAGAACCAACTCCACCCGCACCTCTCGTACCACTCGGTGGACTATTTCCTCCCGCAGCTCCTGCTCCGCCGCCACCGCCACCGCCTCTTACTGGGGGACTTGAAGAAGATGGATTACCTGTTCCTCCTGACTGACCT